AGGCTAAGTTTGCCTTTAGTGTTTGAATGTTTAATCTAGCTTCGCCTGCTTTTGTAAATGGCATTGTTCCTAAAATCATACCAATAGGGCCAGTAATCATATTGCCGTCTTCTTCTATTGCGCCAACTAAACTGCCTACTGTATCTAAAACAGTACGGGCTCCAGTTGCAGAAGCCTCATCTTTTGCCGATTTCTGTTCTAGCTCTTTAATTTGTCTGTTTAGCTCATTTAATGTGCTTTGCACGACAGGCATATACCGTGGATCTATTGCAAAAGATTGAGATAGAATGTTATCTCTTCGCGCTTTCAACATATCAATATTTGACATGCCCTCTGGCATCGCTCCAGTGCCTTGCGGCCCGAATTGGGTCATTCCTTGAAGAAACTGTTGTGTCTGCAACGCTGCCGCCGCCTTACGATCTACGTCAGCTTGCTTTGTAAATGAACCTAAAAGATCAGAAACAGTGCTACTGTTTTTGCCTTGCAAGGCCATGCCTGCGTCTCTAATACCTGCAAATGCAAGCATCATTCTTTGATTTTTTGAAAGATTTGACGTTGGATCAGCCGGTTCTTGCTGTTGCTGTGATTGCGCGAATAAATCTAACATTTGTTTATTTTGGTTAACAAAATACCGTTGCATTGTGTTAGGATCTACAAGAGGCGTTACTTTATTTTGTGGCGGATTATTAACAACAGCTTCTACAGATTCATTAGCAATATTTTCTGCTTCTTGATCTCTTTTTGGAAGCAAAGGTAAATTTGTTTTCTGATCAACAAGGCCCATTTTTATCATATCATCCATAGACGCTATTTCACCGGCCATAGCTCCTTGGAGATTATATTGTTGGATCATTTCTGGTGTTAAAATTATTTCTTTCATGACGCCATCCTAATTAAATGAAAATGGATTAAAACCCATGCCACTGCCTTGAAGCCCTGCTAATGGCCCCATTCCTGCCATGCCAAAACCCATGCCAACGCTACCTAGAGCACCCAACGCAGGCCCAAGCCCACCGGTTCTTGTCGTGGTTGTGCCGTAACCTTGAGGTATGGCCCCTGCCGCACCAGTTAGAACGCCAAACTGAGTAAGTGGGTAGTTTTGTGCAGCCATAAAGTCTTGGAATTGAGCATCAAGCCCTGCTTGGCCAAGCTGCCTCTGGGCTTCGCCTGCCGCAGTTTGTGCGCCAAGTCCTGCAAGCTGAGACTGTAGCTGTTGTCCTGCAATCGAGCCAAGTCCGGCGGCGCCTGCGCCTCGGAGCCTTGCGGCATCCAGAGCGGCTTGCTGCCCTGACATCCCTGCTTGCTGATCAAACTGCGCTTGCTGTATTGCGCGTTGCTGTTGGCCAGTAATGTCGAACTGAGCTGCACGCTGCGCCTGATTAAATGCGTTTGCCCTTTCTCGTGAAATGAGATCCGCCGCCTGTTGGCCGTATGCCTTACGTGTCTCGGCTTCGGCTATGCCTTGGCGAGATCCGCCAAATGCCTTGGCAGCCGTGGCTTGGGCGCCTTGCTGATTTAACGCCATTTCTTGTGCGCCACCCAAATCGCGCAATCCTGATTCAATAACTGCGTCAGTGTATGGCGACATGTAATTAGCCATGTTTGCATCTGCAATGCTGCCAACATTTCCAATTTGGGCTGCTTGCATTGTAGGGGCATCCATTGTGGCTAATTGAGCATATGCGTCTGCTGCTTGGCCATACGAGGGGGCGCCCATATTTAAGGCGCCATAACCGGTCATTGCCTGCTCGCCTAATGGCGTCATGCCTGCAACGCGGTCACCTTCATAACTCTGGTAGTCTTTAGCCAGAAAGTCTTGGGCAAATGGTATTACAGTGCCTTCCAAAAAATCCTGTTGGAATTGTGGCATACTTTTTGTTTCGGTTTTTTTAGATCCCATTATCTTAACTCCATCTCATAATGAGTATACACCGACCTAAACGGCGACGCATCTACATATTTCTCAAAACCTTTTCTCCCGTCAGCCTCAACGGCGTCTAGCCCTGCGTCTAACGCTAATTTTTTCATAAGGTCTATCGCTTCGTTCATCCATTGCCTCATACGCTTACCGCCAATAAACTCAATCTTTAAATTTTTTCTTTGAGGGTGCTTTACAACCACGGTTGTCATGGCTGCTACTAACTTGTCCTCGAGACTAATGAGCCACATAACGCAGCCACCGCCTCTTATGTCGTCCTCAACGTCCTGCATTGTGACGTTGTGAGACTGCCTCAGTATCGCAGGAGCCAGTAACTCCATGCCCTCGCTAACGTACTGATCAAAGTCTTGAGATAACACGGGCAAAATGCTCACCTTTGGCTTTGTTTCTAACCTTACTACATTATCTAGCATATTTACACCCCTAGCCGACATTTCATCACCAAGTGCTCAGCGCGACACGTTTCCAGATAGCCGTAGAGCCGTCATAGGAAGCAGTGCAAATGTAAATGTAATTTGTATCCCACGCAATCATGCCGATAACGTCGCCAGTAGAGCCAACGCTAGACGCAGGGGTGGCTTGCTTTGTGGCGAGCTGCCTAAATGCGCCTGCTGATGAGATAACTGCATATTTTTTGGAGCTATCCCAAAGCACGACGCCATCTTCTGATGGGTTGTCATCTGCCGTCTTGTGGTAAAAGCGCGATAACTGGCGCTGCAAATATGTCGTTAGGTTTTGCCCCCATGCCTTTACGTCATCGCCAATAGGTGGGAGTACTGGAGCCGCCATTATCTGCGACCACCTGCTTTAGCATCAATACGCATAGTGCCAACGCGCCAAGCTGCATACGGCGTGTCGCCCTCAATCCTCATGCGTATCTGGCGACCAGAAAACCTGACGGCTGTAGGGTTGGCAGGCGTAAAAGGCCCGTGAGTTGATTCTGTTGCGTTTGGATAGAACCTGCTTTTAAACTTAATATTTACGTCGCCCTGCGTTTTCTCGTCTGGTATTAGGTCGGTTACCTGCATAATCTTATCGCCAGAGCCCATGCTAAACGGGCCGCTTTCTGCAAATACGCCATCTGCGTCTATCACGGTAATATTATTGCCCATGCCGTTACCATGTACAGTGCAGTAATATTTCAAGCTTGCAGGCGCATCGCTTGGCACAACAAAAGTTGTTTTTGCCCCTGCGTTGCCTACGGTTCCAGTGCTTGTAACTCCAGAAGTATACGAGGCGTCACTTGCATTTTTAAAAGCCAGTGGATGGCCAGAGTTGCTGCCATCACTTTGGTCAAAGACATAGGTGTATCCGCGTTTAAGTGTAATTGCAGGATAGTTACTGCCGTCTAAAATAAACCTGTTGCCACCGCCAACGCTTGCAACTGTGACCGTGTATGTTTGAGTGTCAACGTAGCTTAGGCCAACCTCGTGGTCGAACATGGCGCCATCTTGCCCCATAAGCATAGGGTACTCAAATACACCTCTAGATGCACCAGAGGTGCGCGAGAGGCTTCCTATGAGCCAATGGTTTTCCTTGTAGTCAAATGCAACGTATCGATCTATCTCTGTTGAGCTGCCAGAACAGTAAAACCACCAGATCTCTCCAAACTGGCCATTTGTAAACGCCCACGTTTTACTTTTCTGCGAGGTATTTAAATCGCCAAAGACATAATCATGCACGGCGCAGGGTATTTCTGAAACAACATTACCGTCAAACCGGAAGAAGCCGCCGTTACCCATCCAGAAAACGCCCATGTCTACGTCGGCTGCCGCACGTCTTGATATGATGCCGCAGGATGTGCCAACCCGTTGAAAAGAGTACACATAAGGCGGTCCTATATATCGGGCTGTGTGTGCATCGACATCTGTCAGGATAAGCGTTTGGCCACGAGTTCTGATAGCCGTTTCTATCTGGCCTGACGTTTGCAGCTCTATGTCGCCTGCCTCGTTTGTCGAAGCCGGCGTCCAAGTCGTATTATCCTCGCGATCTGAAAACGCCACCTTACGCGGATTGCCGCCTGCGCCGAGCGCAAACACAAATCGCTCTTCGGTTACGATTATACCGAGGTTATTGGTCGGCGCGTTGGCTACTACTGCGGCCTTAGACGACGTACCAAGCTGCCACTCCAAGATCCTACCGTCTGCCGTGGAGCACGCCAAGAGGTACTCGCCCCAATTATCTAGAGACCAAGTAGTTGCAGCAACGAGGTTGCCAGTGTCTGGCCGAGGTGTACCATATGCGCCAACTCCGTAAAAGCCATATCCGTAGCCAATGTTTACAGATGCGCTTTCTGATCCTGTTGAAAGATCTGTAGGAGCAATGTCGTATGCCGTACCGCCAGATACAACGGCAAACAGCTCGTTGTACGACCCTGCGGCGACGTATCTTGTTCCGTTGTTACTTTCCCATGTGTGCATACCACGGGGCGCGTTAGTCGTAATGGAAGCTATGTTCTCATTTACACGCCAACCGCCAATCGGCCTAAGTGACCCGTCTCTCCATCGCACCAGTGACCCGTCGCGCCACCTACCGGCTGCATCGAGGTCTGTGCCTGTTCTGTGAAATCCGGCAGGAATTTTTAGCGGTATTAGCGGCATGTCGTTACTCTGGTTTTGTTGGCCATGAAATAGTGTTTGGAAATCCTGATTGCTGTGGCACGTTTAATAAGTCTGTACGGTACTGTGACCACTCAGTTTGTTTTTCTGACGTCATATCTGCCCAACGTAGTGGGTTGGATACGATGCTATCTACTTCTGATTGCAGTTTATTGTCTCTTACAGCTCTTTGCTCAGAGCCTAACCTTGCGTCACGAGCTTCTTGAGTAGATGCAGTAAAGTCAGAGCCAATAAGAGCCAAAAGTGCGGTATTATCTATTGTTTGGTCTGTGTCACTAGATGATATTGTGTAAGGTATCCAACTGTAATCAGGGTGATTTATTTCTACATTCATAAGTGTGTTATCTTCGATGAGAGATGTAGCGTTGCGATATTGTGTAATTGTAATTGCCATTTACGAAATCCTTAAAAATACTGTTACACCATTTGTTGTTGAGTGACCCATACAACGCCAAGTACCGCTAGGGTTGCTTCCTGCGTTTTCATTACTGTCAGAATAATAAAGAGAGCTTCCGGCAACCGTAGAACCTGCTGACGTAGCAGGTTTAAGAAACGCATAAGAGCCGACTGCGCCTAAAGCCAAACCTGCCGTAGCAGATCCAACTTGCTGTGTGTTTGGCGCAGGGGCAGATGTCAAGTAACCTGCACTTCCGTGATCGCCCCACCCATAAGCAGTGTTCCAGTTTGATTGGCTAGACGTAGTTGGGATGCTGTAACCACTGGCTAGTGAGATTGCTAGTGTGCCTGTTGTCGTAACAGGTGAACCGCTAACACTTAATCCAGTTGGTACACTAAGACCAACGCTTGTAACTGAGCCAGATCCTGCGGAGGCATTAATGTACGTTTTTATGTCTGACAGTGCTACCTGCTTCATTGTGCCATCATCGTTAAACACAACGCGGTCTGCATCTACAACGGTTGTAGACGTGGCACTTGTGTCGCCGTCAAGTATGTTAATCTCAGCCGTAGTGACAGTTGCGCCGTCTAGCTTGTTAAGCTCCACAGCCGTGCTTGTCATTGCCACGCCGCCAATTTGCAATGATGTCATGTTTGGCGTTGTTGCGTTTGTGCCGTCTGCGTTGTTGTTTATCTCGGATACAATGCTGTCCAATGCCGTGTTTGTTGTGGTCCCCCATGTATCCTCAGAGCCCCCTACTGTCGCTTTGGTTATTGATAACGCCATCTGCTTTCTCCTTTATGCCGCGTCCTGCACGACCGTCCATGTCTCTGTTGTACCAGAAATATTTGTCCATGTCTCTGGTGTAATTTCCTGCACGTCCCATAGGAAGCGTACTGGTATTGTCGGCGTGCCTGCCGTTATATCTGTTGCTGTTAAAATATGTGTTTGCACAAACGTAATATTATCTACGGTTGGAGTCGTCTTAATTTCTGTTGCCGTAAAATTATTTGACTGTTCGACTTGTGCAGCGTCAACTACTGGCGCTCCAGATGTTATTTCTGTCGCCGTAAAATCAAAGAAAAATGTCATAGACGCAACATCTACAACTGGCGTGCCGGCTGTTATGTCGCTCATTACAAGAAGTTGCTGTGATATTATCGTGACATTGTCTACTGTTGGAGTAGATGTAAGATCCGGCACATCCATTACGTAAGTGGTTGATACGGCAATGCTATCAACTACTGGGGTCAGAGCAATGTCTGCAATTGCAAACGTCTCGTCCTCTGCCATTGTAACAGCCGATATAGTTGGCACGCCTGCAATAATATCGTCAGCAAGTAATCCGCCGTCTGCTATTGCTCCTAATGGAGATGATGCTATAGGGTTAAAACCAAACATTTACAGTCCTCTATACTACTCGTACCTTCAAGTTCTGTGCAGCCAACGACTTAATCTGCACCTTGGTACTGCTAGGAAAGAAGAAGTCATAATCCGTACCAAGCACCGCACCCTCGTTCAGTGCAGCCGCATCGTAATTCAGCGTCACACCATCGCTAGTTGGCAGTGTAGCTGCAGCCGTATCCATGCGTAGTGCAATCATTAGGTCTAGGCTTGTGCCAGTTGGAAAATGGCTGGCATCTGGGATAGCGTCTAGTTGTGTTTTATCCATGCGGTTAGCTGCTACAGATAGAGCTTGTTGTAATGTATAAAGTTCATCATTAGTTGAACCATTTGCCCAAGTTGGTGTTGTGTTATATGCAGTAACTGACGTACCTGTAGGAGTATACTCATAAGTATCTTGAGAACCGTAATCTGATACTAATAATAAACCATCATTGTTATCAATTGTAATGCTACATGGGTCATTACTGCCACCAAGTGCTATATCATTACTCGTACCTGAGTAAGTAGCTGTACCAACATCATACGCAGTTGAAACATTATATCTACGCACTGTATCATTATTTCTATCTAACACATACAATTGTGAACCACTATCAGCCCAAGCAATAGATGTAGACCTATTGCCACTGTGCGACCACAAACTTGAACCATCATGAGTAGTAGCTAAAGAGGCTGTACTTAAATCCCATGCAGTAGTTAAAGTATAAGTGTGTACTCGCAAAGTAGATGTATCGTCTACTACATACAAACGAGTACCATCAGGTTTCCATGTAATTCCTGCTAATTGCCCATTTATACTAGGCGTTAGTGTATGTGAAGCAGAACTAGAGATAGCAGACAAATCATATGCAGTAGAAACCGCAAGTTCTTTTACAGTTGCATGGTCTGGATAATATAGTTTTGTTCCATCGTTATTCCAAATTGGGCCAAAACCATTTACTAAATTGTATGGTGATTGTCCTAAATTTACACTCTGTAAATGTGTGCCTTTAGTTGAAATGTCATACGCTGTTGATAGAGCATAAGAAACTAAATCTTCGTTGTTATAACCATAAATATATAATCTTGTACCATCGTTGTTAAAAAAGGAGCGTATGTTACGAGCAGTTTGATATGATGCTGTATCAAACGCAACTGTATCAGTTAAAGTGCTAGTGCTTATATCATTAGATGCTGTCGTTGTACTGCTCTCGCTGTTATACTGCCAAGTGCCAGAATTATTCCTGACAATCGGCCTGACACCATCAGTACCTTTAGCAACAGACCAAGTAGTTCTACCATCAGTTGAGACTGCGTAGTTAACTGTGCCTGTTGCGGCAGCTTGTGCGGCTGTCATTCCGTTAATGTCTGTGAATGATGAACTGTCTATGCGACCAGAAGTGTTCGTTACGCCTACATGATACTGACCTAATGCTGTATTAGAGTTTTCTAATTCTGCACCAAGAGCAGTAACTTCTGCTTGTGTCAGTGTTCTATTAAATATTCTGACCTGATCAAAATACATTTCATTTGTATAGCTGTATGTTCCGCCAAAAACGATACCTGCGTTTGGGTTACTAGCACTCCTTGTATAACTAGAAACATTAGTAGTTGACTCTACACCATCGACATAAACTTTTGAAAAGTAAGATGTTGAACTACTGTCAAAATAAGACCCAACAACAATATGATGCCATTGGTTATCATTTATATTTCCTATTAATTTGCCGCCCAAACCATTATTAGTACTTTGCAAGTGAAAGTACCACTTATTGTCACTTTCATAAGTAATGCTTGTTCCAACTCCTGACTGCTCTTTAAAATCAACCATCCTACTATTTAACGACAAATTTCCTCCTACATCGGCTCTTTTATACCAAAAGGAAGCTGTCCACTGCGCTGCATGTGGCTGATTGTATGGTATTGTAAACACATCACTACTATTTGTACCTGTGTAATAGGAGTGGCTTCCAAATTTTGCACTTGTATTAAATGCTGAGTTACCTGTCGCTGTATAATTACCACTCTCATCAGTAAAATTATTATTAAGTTGATGTAAAGAAACTGCTGAACCATCACCAAAAATATCAAAAATTGCTTCTGAGGATGCAGAGCCACCTGCCATAGTAATACCATCAGCATCACCTGCGCTTTTCAGCCCAAACATAGACCAACTACCTGCTGCAATCGTAGAAGCGTCTGTAAATTGTGAGCCGCCAGTAATATCATATGTTCCAGAAGTAGCGGTAAGAACAACATCACCGCCATTTCCGACTATGCGTTTGCCTACGTCTGTTGCAGCAAATGAACCAGAACCTAATGTTAATGTATTTGTTGATGTATTTGGCGTAAGCGTCACATTAGCAGCGGTATTGTGGAAGTCATAGTTCGATGCTGTAGAATTTACATCCCAATTACCCTTTGTTGATACGCCTGTTTGTGGTACTTCTTTCGTTGCGCTGACTACTGGTGCAGATGTGATGCCCTGAGACAAGGTAATGTCTGCTGTTTCATTCTGTGTAAACGTCTTGGTTAAGCTGCCGGAGGTAACGCTAATGTTATCTAGCTGTGTCTGTAGTGCGCTTGTTGCACCGACCACTTGGTTAAGTTCGGCTGTGCTTGCAGTCACACCATCAAGCTTGTTTAGCTCGGCTGCGCTTGCAGTTAAGTCGCTTATCTCTGCTACTGAAACCGCACCGTCTGCTAATACATTTCCGCTAGCTATTAAGTTAGCAAGGTCACGCGCTTTTGACATATTGTTTTCTCCTTACGGCTTTGTAGGCCAATCGGCATCTTGTAGGTTAGGCCAGTTTTCATGCGCTGTAATATCTCGCAAGGCTTGGCGATACGTGGTCATTTCGCTAGACATTGTAACGTCTGACATGCCATGCCAATCCGTCTCTTCAAGCTTGCTGTCTCTGGTTGATCTGTTTGCAGTTGCAGTGTTAGCATCTAACGTTGCCTGATACGCAGCCTCATGCTCTGCCTTTGTAGTGGTAACGCCATCCTCAGTAGTATCAGCAAACATATCCCTTGCTACATACTTCTCAACCCAATCACCGTTGCTGTTTTGCTCAACGCCATCTCTTGCGCTGTACTGATATGCGCCTACTGTAGCGGCAGGGCTTGCTAACACTGGGTCAATATTCATACTATCACAGACGTTAGCGCCCCAAACACGAGGCAAAGACATATTCGGAAATGCTGCCCTCCATTGTCCTTGGCTTTTAACTTCGCCTGTTGTTCTTTCTCTGTATTCTGACATTAGTTGATACTCCTTTCGTCAGTTGATTTGTTATGCGATTGCGTAGAAGATGTGAGTTCCACCATAAAAGTCTGGGCCACTAATCGTAAAGCCTGATGAATAAGGGTCTATTATATCAAACGAACCGTTTTCAGCATTAGTTGAATTAAGATACAACAGTGCATCATTGCCACTTACAATGCCTCTTTCAGTATCATAAGTAAACCAACCACTAGTACCACTTGTACGTTTCAAAAGCACAAATCTAGCACCACTACTAAAGCCACAATCTACGTTAGTTGTAGAGCCGCTTGTATGACTAAAGCTTCCCACCTTGGATACACCTGCTACGGTAGCAAAAAGGTAGGCTATGTATTCACCGCCACTTCTATTTGTATTATTTGCTGTACCAACACTAAATACAGAGCTTGTAGGTGCTGTATTATTCCAGATACTAATATGAGCAGCCTCTGCATCTGTAGTGTTTAGATATAGATATTTTGTACCACCTAATGCACTATGATAAACTGCCCAGTTTCTACCACCATTTCTTTCTTTTACCCACATCATCTCAGGCGCTACACCAAGGTTATGGCTTACAGTTCTATTGCTTCCTGTGCCTTGGTAAGCAACCACATCGAAATACGAGGGTGCACGTCTCCACATCCAACCATAACGACTTGTATCAGTGCCAGTACCATCTAAACACCCATCGTTGAAATCAAACTGAGCAACACTATCTGATTGTTCTGCGCCAGAAGAATTTGCAATAAGTCCTTTACCTTGCGTCAACCTTGACATTATTTCTGAGTTACCACCTGCTGTATCTTTTCTAAGAACCATATCAACAGGAAAGTTACTTGTTAAGAAAGGCGCAGAACTTGCAGTCTGATTATCAATAGCAAAAACCTTAGTCGCATCATCTGGCACAGCTAGTGGGCCTCTGCGTATTGCCATGTAAATGTAAGTGCCGCCAGAGGCGTTCCATCCACCAAAGTCATCCTCTAACTTAAATCCAGTTGAGGTTACTTTTAAAACTTCTGAAACAGTAGCTTCAGCACCACTTGTATTAGCATATAAATAAGTGTCATTACCTGCACTCGTCACTATACCTCTCATAGTGTCAAGCATATACCAATTATCGTCACTATCTGTTCTTTTAATCATAAGAAACTGTGGCTCAAACCCAAGATCAATACTAGGTCTAGTAGAGGTATTACCAGTATAACTTCCACACTTTATAATATCTTGATCACTATCAGGGCCAAACCCACCGTCACCACTGTCGTTGTGTGCGAATAGATAGGCTACGTAAGTGTGACCGTTTTCATTCATTGTTTGGGTGGTAAACTCTGTAGACGTAGGCGCAACTACATTTGTGCCATCTCCAAAGTAATACTTTGTACTAGACGTAGATTCAGCGTCTGCTTCATCAAGAACTGTATATGCATTGGGCCTACTTCTGTGCCAAGTGTACCAAGCGGAAACTGCACTTGTTCTTTTAATTATGATTATGGCAGGAACAGAACCTAAGTTGTGAGAGATTTGTCTACCACCTCCAAAATTCGATCCTGTCCATGTCACAACATCAAAAAACTTAGGGGCTTTGCGGAATGTCCAACCAACATAATCATCGCCACTATAAGAAGCGTAATTAGTTGAGTTACCAGCAGCAGTGTAAGTTGTAGTTGTCCAATCACGTATCCAATTTTGATTTGTAATTGCAGCAGTTGTATTTGGTTTTAACCAACCTGTTTGGTCGTTTCTTGTCCAAATAGTGTGATCAGTGGATGACCTACCTCTGTTTTTTACCCATACAATTCCACCTTCATTTTGCAAATCAATTCCAGTAGTTACAACGACATCACTTCCTGTTCCAACCCATAGATTAGTGCTGAACACCTCGTCTACATCAAGACCTGCACCACCTGCTGCCGCCCCTGCCGACCCAAGTAATAACTTTTTCTTAGTGCTCATCCGTTTATCCTAACGCCTGACCTGCGGTAAATCCGTAGAAGTTTGTGCCGCCATCCCTCGTGTAGAAAACAAATATATCCTTCGCATTTGCTGTGGCTGTCAGAGTAGGTGCGGTGGCGCTAGGCCAATCTACAGAGGCAGGCCATGTCACAGTAAAGCCTGATGCTGATGCGTCCTGTATGATCTCAATGCTAAAGCTAAATGCAGTGCCAGATGCAGGGGGATTGCTAAATGTAAACGTGGTGTTCTCTGTTAGTACATGGCTAAATGCATTAGCCGCCTCACAGTTTACCGTTGTGGCGTTAGAGCTAGAAGTGACCGCTGCGTAGGTTTCGTTGTAGCTGTCAACGAGTAGCTCGCCAGTTATATCTACATCACCAGTGTATGAAGCGCCAACTTTAGTATCTAGCTGCGTTTGTATTGCGCTTGTTACGCCATTTAAGTAACCTATTTCTGTGTCGGATACGTTTGTTACAACCGCTTGCTTTGCGTCTAGCTGTGTTTGAATAGCAGAGGTTACACCGTCAACGTAGCCAAGTTCAGTGGCCGTCAGCGTTGCAGGTACTCCATCTAACGTATTTATCTCAGTTGCATTAGCCGTAATGCTTAGATCAGATAGCTGCTTAACAAGTGGATGACCACCTGCCGTTGAGCCGTCGTGAACAACCACCGTATCCTTGTCAGTATCAACTGTAATCTCGCCGACAACGCCAGTAAATGAACTATGTTCGCTAGTTGTGCCGCGTCTGAATTGTACTTGTCTTGCCATTTTTATGATCCTGTAATTGAGCCAAAATCGTCTAGAATAGTTGCGCTACCTGTAATAAGTCCGAAATCATCTGTTGCGTTAAGATCTGCTAGATTGACACCCTCAAAAGCGACTACTGAAAGTAAGTCACCAGTTGTCGCGCCTGTTGCTAATAAAATTGTAGAGCCGTTAGCTGTGTAATCTGTGCCACCGTCTACAAGCATAACGCCATTTAAAAAAACCATTTCCAGACCAACATCATGACTTACAGTAAAAGATGTTTGACCACTTGTTGCGGTAAATTCAGTTGTCGTTTTTCTAGCGTACTGAATATCAGTTGCTGTAGCTGTTATAAAAACTTTAGCCGCACCAGATAAATTTATAGCGTTTCCGCTGTTTGAGCTTTCTGATACATTACGCGTTAAAGTTGTGCCGCTATGGGTGTAAACGCCAGAGCCTATCTCAAAGTTATTACCATCCTCAATTACGTATCTAACAGTGTCGCTATTTGATACGCCTGCGTCTGTAAATGTTTGAAATCCTACCGAGGCTGACCCTAAAGTAATAGTTCCAGTGCCGGTTGTGCTCGTCGTCATCTTGGCTCTGTTAACTAACTTAACCATGTGTCACCTATGATGGGTCAGGGATTTCAACGTCAAATGCTGCAATCGTAAATGAGTTGCCTGATGTTACGCTTTGAGATGTGGATAGAGCCCCCGTGGCTAAAAGCCTTGTTGCAGAGACGTCTACTATGGCAAAATGAGTTGCGGTTCCAGTTCCAGTTACCGAGCCATCAGTTATAGCTCCTGCCCTGACCTTGCGGCCAGATGTGTCCCCATTTTCTGGAGCGCCAAACGCCAAGGATGTTGAGTTGCCAAGCGTGTAGGTGCTAGTCGCCCCTGCATACGTGGTGGCTTCTTGTGATGTAATATCAATGCGGTCTGCCTCGGTATCTAACTTAGCGAGCGCAGCGTCCAAAACATAATCTGAAATACTTGCCATTTTGACTCCTATGAATAACTGTTAATTTGCATACGCAGCCCCGAGCCGCCATATTTAGCTTTATCGTTGTTGCCGTTTATACCACCTATTGCGCTTTGATACAATGCTGTCCAAGTTTGAGCTCGGGCGTCATCGACCAAATATGGGGCGCTATGAATTAAAGATCCATATAGGTAAGTATCTGGGAAATACTGCAATATCCAATTAGAAGTATTGCTGTCGCTTAAAGTTGCAGTTCGAGCGTAGTAGTAAAGCTCACCGGTATACGTTGTGTCTGGCTTTGGCCAAACCTCTATTTGCCCTGAGATAACTGCGTAATACTGTGGGCGCCCAGTTGAGTCAGAGTTTTCGTTTCTTTTCTTTTGCAGAAATAAAGGCGTCGCCAATTCTATTGGCCGCTCATCTACGTCTAAATGAAACCTTACGGCTTCCATAAAATCAGAAGGCAGAGCTGTATATCTCGTGTCAATAGTAGCGGTAGCTCTTTGTTCCATACGCCAGTGTCTTATTCTGCGATCCATATCTGCTTCATTAAGAGCGATAAAATCAGGTATTACGCTTGTTAAGTCATCTCTGTTTAGCCAGTTGGCTATGGATGTCTTGAGCTCAGAGTAGGTTGTAATGCTCATAATGTGCCTGCCCTTGTCCTAAATACTTGTTGCTCACTATCGTTTAGCCACTTACGCATCGCCTTCGGATCATCTGCAATCCCCTGACGCTTGAGCTCATAGTACACTGTAAGAGGCAATGACGCTACTTTATTAACGTCTTTGTATCTATTCGGTGTCTCTTTGTACTCGTTTTTATTTCTTTCGGCGATTGCGGAGACGTCTTGTTTTGTCTCAACGACATACTCGCCCTTATCAGTTACGTGCCAATATTTGGTTATTCCAGTTGCAGGGTCTTGGCTAAATATACGCTTCATTTTTAACTCCAAGTAAATGGGGCGACTAATGTCGCCCCAAATGTATTATGATGTTGCTAGGTCAAAAGATCCTGCATGAGCTGCCTCATTGAGAACTTTTAAACCAAATTCGCAGAGAATCATTCTTTTTTCTGCGTCACCGGTTTTGGCAAGTTCTACCTGTTGGATCGGACGTAAGTAACATACTGATGCATACTCTGGGTCTAGCATGAACGCATCGCGGTCTCTTTGGAACCTGTTACAAACCACGTTTAAGGTTCCAAAATCTGACATATACACGTCTGCCGTTCCAACGATTGTTGTCGGGCTGTCGCTTGGAGCTTGATAACGCTGAGCAGCAATACCGGCAAAGCCTGATACGACTGTCTTGTTATGTGGCCCAACCATCAAGATGCTTGGCTGACCGCCGGCTGTAAACGCAGCCTGCATTGCAGTTTTAAGCTTTGCCTCGGTAAATGCAGCTTGCGTACCGTCTGTACGAGCGTCACTACCGTCACCAGTTGGTGATGCACCACCTGACCCAAAGTTGTCGTTGGTAGCAATCCAAGCGCCAAGACCTGCGGTCTCACGAGCTGTGGAAGCGTTACCGGCCACTTGAGCGTTATTGTCGGTTAAAACTGCCTCGACATCACGGCGTAATTCCTTGCCGCGCTTAGCCAACTGATAACTTAACTCATCATTTCTGCCGGCTAAATCTTGCGCTGCTAGGTTGTCAGCGACAATAGTTGTGCGACGCAAAATGTGCGTATAGTTACCAACCCTAGTGGTTGCTGCCGTAGCATCAAAAGACCCTACGTCGTCACCATCGATTTGTGCGGTTTTGCTTGTTGCCGCCAAAGCGTCAGTCTGCCACTCAAAATAAGTGTTAGACACGTTTTCAGATCCAACATTACTTTGAAAAGGCACCTCTTCGGGCGAAATTGAGCTGATTATGTCAGCCAACGATTCACGTATACCTTTAGCTGAAAAGGACGTGAAAGTATTTGTTACAATAGCCATTATAAATCTCCTATAGTAAGGCTCTTATTGCTTGAGCCGCGTCTTGGACACGGCCGGATTGTTTTGCGTTCTGAATCGCTTTTTGTGCATCTGACTTAGGTCTAGGCTGTGACGCTTTTGAGCCGCTTTTTAATGTCTTGGCGCGTGCTTTTTTCGGCTTGGCCTTTGCCGCAGTAACTCGCGTTTCTCCTCGATCATATAGCATGGCTTTCCTTGCTAACTTCACAAGCGTGGCATTTGTCAAACCGCCAATGTCCTGCTCGGTAAATCCTTCGCCAAGTAGAAAGTCCCGTATCTGGGTTGCTTCCTGCGCCGCAACTTTACTGTCGCGCCACTCGGGTATGACTTCCGGCAGTATTTCGCGTTGCTGAGAAACATACTGCTCCTGCATTTGCTGCATCTTTTCTTGCTGCAACTTTTGCAATCGCTGTTGCTCGGCTTGGACGGCCTGCATCTGAGCTTCACGCTCGTCTTGCTGCTTCCGCCACTGACGTTCTGCCTTCGCTGCCATCGTGGGGTCTGTGTCGTACAGTGTGTCCCAATCAGGCTCCTGCTCCTTCTGCTCAAGCCGTTGCTGCAAAGCAGGCAACATCTGAGCATATTGTGCACGTTCACGCTCGATTTCGGAGTATTGCGCTTCTAGCGTTTTACGCTGCTCTGCCAATTCCTGCGTCTTACGTGTGTAATCTCTCTGTCTTAGATTAGCTGCTTTCAGCTCTTCAACGGTTATCTCTTCACCATCGACCTCTACTATGGCCCCTAGTATATCGAAGGATTCGTCTTCCGAACTTTCTGCATCTTCTTCAACTTCGAGCTCCTCCTCAGATCCTTCGACAACTGAATTATCTTCCTCAGTTGCCTCCATCTCCTCAGAGGCTTCAGCCTCCTCCACTACTTCTTCAGTGGTTTCGGCCTCAAGCGCATCAGTTGCCGCAGCGTTATCCTCTTCGGGCGCAAGCATGGCTCTGATTGCATTTTGAGCACTGTACAGGTCAGTCCCTTGTGGGTTGCTGTTTTCTGCCATCTCATTAACTCCATATTATGGGCTTATTTTGTTTTAATTTCAATAGCCCCGTTATCTACCATTGCACGCAGCGATTGGCGTACCATTTCGACGCCGCGTAATTTCATGTAAATAGCCTCGCGGCTACCACTATCACTGGCCTCAGTTAACTTAAACTCAAACCAACAATCCTGCTCGATCTCCTGTAAAAATCTTTTGAGATCTGTGTCGGAAAGAAGGCGCTCCGCCTCCCTGCCGTCATCTATAATTTGCTGTTTAGTCTTCACGCGCAGCCTCTTTTATTACGTCGGCCTGCGCCTTCATAACTTCTCGATTAATCGCCAGATCAGATCTAATCTGCTCGACGTTAAGCTGCGTGCCGTACTTAGCTTTCATTTCTTCCGCTTTTACAAATAGCTCCGCCTCTAGCTCGTCACGCTTGCGATCATCCTCAAGCTGAAACTTCTCACGCTCCATTTGTAGCTCGGCAGCTTTTTTCTGAATATCCGCCTGTATTTGCTGTATCTGCACTTGGATAAGTTGCTCGTTAATATCTGGCTTTTTATCTTGAGGCGGCGGTTGGAACTGCGCCGGATCGCCCCAGAACTGTGAGGTATCTTTAAACCCTGCTATTTCTGTCATAGATTTTAATGTGTTAGACAGTTTCTGCATATCGGTAAGTGGGTTAATCGGACCCATTGTGCTCATTGCATCTTTCTGCATTTCAGCAATCTGACGTAGCATCAACATGCGCTCGGTATCAGAACCGCGTCCGAGAGCTACATTTACCGTAACGTCCATGTCGCTGTTCCACACACGCGGATCTATTGGCACAAAATTATTATTAAGCTTAATCATGCGCTCACGGTCTTGGTGGGTCGTTACCAGATGAAGCACAAGCTCATACATACGCTTTACGCCCGTCTCGGCAAATATGCGAGCAATCATCTCAACTTGCTGCTGTGCGGCGCTCACAGTGGCCGCTACGGCTGTTGCCGTGCTAGCCTGCAAGGCATTAGCATCTAAGCCTCCTGCCGCCTTAGATATGCCCGTGCGAGCCTCTTTGACCTCATCCATATACTGTAATACTGGAAAAGAAGCTTGACCAACAAACGGCATACTGAGCGGCTGTATCTGTCCGGCAGCTCTCTGGCGTATAATTGACCCCACCTCCGTAGACATTGCGTCGTCGATGTTTACCATGCCCTCAACAACCGCAACCCGTGGGTGGATCGACATACTGAGACTGTCAAGCGTGTTTCTCATAATGGATGACTTGATTCTCTGTATATCCATCACCGTGTCGGCAACTGACATGCCAAAGAAATCGTGCGGCTCTGGGTCTGGGCATAGCGTCGCAAACGGCGCCATGTCGCATGGCTCGTTCATCAGGATCTTGTTGCCGTCTCCTGCGGTGCAAACTTTACGCAGCTCGGCAATGCCGTCGCCGTCGTAGTCAACTTTAATATAGTTTTCGACATATAGAACTTTTTTCATCGCAGGGTCGTGGCGCTCGTTCA